AGTGAGTTGCGCCGCCGTAGACCGGCAGCAGGCCAAGCGTGTGTGGAGTGATGCCAGGGCCATGGCCCTGGCTTCTCCAGACATCCGAAAGCGCTTGGAGATAAAGAAGCACACCATCACCCATAAAACACGAGGCGGGTGGATGCTTCCACTGTCCAAGGACACCGACAATAAGGACAGCGGCGCCGAGACCTTTATCTCCATCGACGAGTATCACAAATGGCCCACCAGCGAAATCAAAGATACGCTTTTCTCCGGCTTCGGCAAGCGGTGGCAATCCCTCATGTCCATCATCTCCACCGCAGGGCTGAACGCGGAAAACAACCCATGCCGCATCGAGCAGCGGGAATGTGAGAAAATCCTGCGAGGTGAAATCAAAAACGACCGGTATTTTGTGATGATCCGCACCATGGACCCGGGGGATGATCCCCATGATGAGAGAAATTGGACAAAACCCAATCCCATTCTGCGGATGGATACCGAGTACAGCCGCACCCTGCGGGAGCAAATCCGAACGGAGCACGACCTTGCTTTTGGCAGCGGCGATTATGCAAAAATCCGCTCCTGGCTGACCAAGCGGGCCAACATATGGCAGGAAACGGCAGAGAACAAGTACATGGCCAACTGCATGGAGCAATTCCGCGCCTGTGCTGTCAGCCGGGAGGAATTTCACCGGCTGACCTATGGCCATGAAGTATACCTGGGGTTGGACCTATCCAAGAAAATTGACTTGACCGCCGATGGCTATGTCATCCCCTTGCGGGATGGGCGCTTTGCCATCTGCGGTCATGGTTATATTCCGGAAGAAGGGGCTCGCCGGCACCGGGAAACCGATCGAATCCCGTATGACCAGTATGCCAGGGATGACTGGTGTACCATTACCCCGGGAGCGGTCACAGACTTTGACTATATCGCCTCCCGGATGCACGACCTGGAGATGGACAAAGACTGGACCATCCGGGAGATTTGTTACGACCCATACCAGGCAACCCACTTCGCCCAGCAGCGGGAAAAAGAGGGCTATACCTGCGTCGAAATCCGCCAGGGATATCCGACCCTTTCAGAACCAACCAAAGTGTTCCGCGAATATGTCCTGCAGGGGAGGATCGTCCACGACGGCTCTCCGTTGATGCTCTGGTGCTTCGCCAATGCCATTGAAGAATCCGACAGCAACGGGAACATCAAGCTCAGCAAAAAGCACAAGGACGACAGCCAGCGCATCGACGTGGCAGCCGCCATCATTAACGCCTTTGTCCGGGCTGTGGGCCATACGTTTGACGAGGAGGGATTTATGTATGCTCCGGAAATCTAAGAAAGGAGGTGCAATATGGGATTACTCACCCGCTTAAAAGGGCTATTCAGCCGCCAAGTGCTTTTGCCCGGCGGGAGCATGGCCATGCCCTGGTACAGTTTTGAAAACCACACCCTTGCCACCAACGAAACCATATTTGCCGCCATCTCCATGTTAGCGGGTGGGTTAGCTTCTCTGCCGCTGGATTTAAGACAAAACGGGCGGAAAATCTATGCCGACGAGCATCCCGTAGCCGCTCTTTTCGAGTATGGCCCCTGCCCTAACTTTACCACCTTTGAGTTTATCCGCTGGATGGAAACGCTGCGCAACGCCACCGGTGCGGCCTATGCCGTCAAGGAGTTTGACACCGCTGGCCAAATCAAAGCGCTGTGGCTGATGAAAACCGGCAATGTGACTCCCAGAATCGACCGGGATACCCGTGAGCTCTACTACTGTGTGCGGGACGACCTCACCGGGGAGGAAGTATTTTTACACAACTCCTTTGTGGTGGCCGTCAGCCATATCAGCGCCGACGGCATCACTCCTATCAGCCCCATTGAGGTGCTGAAAAACAGCCTGGATTATGACCGCCAGGTCAAGGAGTTTTCCATCAACCAGATGAAAGACGGGCTGCAGCCGCGCTTTGTGATCAAGTGGACGAATAACAATGTCAGCATGGAGCAGATCCGGGAGTATGACGAGGTGCTGCGGACCTTTAAAAAGTCCGGCGTCCTGTATATGGACAAGGGCAAGGAGTTTGCCCCCATCACCGGCAACAGCCCCATTGACCCCAAGGTGTTTGAGGCGGAAAAGATCACTATTGCCCGGGTGGCCAGGGCTTTCAGCATCCCGCTGGACCGTTTCTTGCCGGAAAACAGCAACTACAACAGCGCGGAGCAGGGCGACCTTAACTATCTGCGGGACACGCTTTTGCCCAACGTCAGGATGTACTCCCAGGAGTTTGACAAAAAGCTCCTATCTATCCAAGACCGGCAGGCGGGACTCCGAACCAACTTCTATACGGGCAGCTTTGCCAAGGCGGACACGAAAACACGCGGCGAGTACTACCAAAAGGCCTTGCGATCGGGATGGATGTGCTTGGACGAAATCCGAGCGCTGGAGGATTTACCTCCCCTGCCCAATGGATTGGGGCAGGAATTTTTTATTAGCAAAGATTTAGTCCCCATTCGGCAGTTATGCCAGGAATCCACCACAACAGAAGGGAGTGAACAGGATGGCGGAGGGGTTTAACCGCACCAAGGCAGCCTATGGAGTATCCGGGCTTTCCTTGGACCAGAAAGAGTTGAGCCTGATCAACCAGCACACCATCCGCGCCTTTACGGCGGAGGAGCTGTTTGCCTTTAAGGTGACCGCCTGCGACAACGAAATTGACCGGGACATGGAGGCGTTTTCCACCAAGACTTTGAGCCAGCTGGCAGAGCTATATGTGGGCAAAACCGTGTTGAGCGACCCCCATTATCCGCTGCCGGAAAATCAGTGTGCCCGCATCTACGCCGCACAGGTGGTCAAGGAGCAAGGGAAAACCACCAGCTACGGGGAACCTTACGCCAAGCTGGTGCTGCGCTGCTACATGCCCCGCACCGAGGCCACAGCGGAAATGATCCGGCTCATTGAGGCGGGAATCCGCAAGGAGGTGTCCGTGGGGTGCTCGGTACATAAGAGCATCTGTTCCATTTGTGGAGAGTCCTATTACTCGCAGGAATGCAACCACCGCAGAGGCGAGAAATACGAAAACAAGCTCTGCTATGTCATTCTGGAAGATGCCAGGGACGCCTACGAAGTCAGTTTCTGCGCCATTCCGGTGCAGCCGGCGGCGGGGGTCTCCAAATCCCAGAAAGATGGTAAAGAAAGCCATTCCTCCGAGTTCTATGAAATCATGGACGCCATCAAAAGCCTGCGGGAGGCGGTGCTGGGCGAAACACCGCAAAGGCAGTCCACTGCAACACAGCAAACCAATCCACCAAGCGATCCCCCCGATGATATCGGGGAGCTGATAAGGAGCGCAAAAGCTCTCGCACAACCCTATCTTTAAAACTAACAGAAAAGGAGTAGTGAGAATGAACAGGTACAAATTGGAATCTCTGCGCTCCGGCGTAGCCCAGGAGCTGCAAAAGGCCACCGAAACGCTGGACAAAATGTATGCCGATGCCGGCAGCACCATGGAAGAGCGGCAGAAGCAAAAGGCCCTGGTGGAGGACATCAAGGAGCGTTTGGAAGGCATCAACGCCCAAATCAAAGCCATGGATGAGGAAGCCGAGGCCAGGCTGCGCAAAGAAAAGGCCCAGAACGACCTGCCCGACGACCCCAAGAAGGCTCGGGAAAAGGTGAAAGGCGAGTTTTACAAGGCCGCCATCCTGGGGAACCTGGCCGATGTGCGCAAGGCCTATGCGGGCTTGGGCGCCATCCCCGCCGGCAGCGCCGATCTGGGTGGCGGCGAAAACCTGCTCCCCACCAACCTTGCCACCGAGCTGCTGACCGAGCCCTTTGAGACCAACAGCCTGCGCAAGGTGGAACCGGTAACCAACATTTCCGGCCTGGAGGAAGCAAAACTGGAGTTTGACATCGAGGACGAGGACCTGGAGGACATCACCGACGCGGATACCGCCAGAGAAATCAGGGCCGAGGGCAACCTGATTTCCTACGGGCGGTTTAAGACCAAGGTGTGTGTCACCATCAAGGACACGGTGCTCCACGGCTCTCCTTACAACCTGGCAAGCACGGTGGAATCCGGACTCCGCTCGGCCCTTGCCGTCAAGGAAAAGATGCGGGCGTTTGACACCAACCCCAGCGAAGAACACGCCCACATGAGCTTCTATTCCGCTAAGAACGCCATCAAAGAAATCACCGGCGCGACTCTGCTGGATGCCATCATCGCGGCATGGGCTGACCTGCCCGACGCTTTCTCCGAAAATGCGGTGGTGGTGATGCGCCGCGCCGACTGGGCCGCTGAACTGCGGAACCTGGCCAACGGCTCCGAGGCTCTGTTTGGCAAAAAGCCCGAGGATATCATCGGCATTCCCGTGATTTTCAATGACCGGGCTGTGATTCCCGTGGTGGGGGATTTCCGCTATGCCAAACAGAATTACGACCAGGATGTGATCTACGAGGCGGACAAGGACGTCAAAAAGGGTGAATACTACTTTGTCCTCACCGCCTGGGGAGACCACAGGATCCGCCTTAAGAGCGCATTCCGCCTGGCAAAAAAGGCAAACCCTTAAATGCGACCCTCGCGGGGCTGGCGACGGGGGCGCTAACCCTCACACCCGGTTTTAGCCCGGATGTGACGGACTACACAGCCACAACTCAAAATGCCACTAATACCTTTACCGCCACGGCGGCCGATCCCGGCGCCACCGTTTCCATCACCGTCAACGGCGAGGAGCACACCAACGGAACGGCCATTGCCTGGCAGGAAGGCGAAAATACCGTTGTGATCACTGTTGAGAATGGCTCTGCCACCCGTACTTACACCGTCACGGTTACCAAAGCATAACAGGAGGTGCCAGTATGGCGGGAGAGATTGTCACAACCGAACAGCTTAGAGACTTTCTGGGTGTGGACTCCGACCGCGATTCCGAGGTGGAGGCTCTGCGCACTTCCGCCATTGAGAGCATCTGCCGGGCAACCGGCATTGACTGGACGAAGCGGGAAAAGGTTGGGACCTTTAACGAGGCGGTGCGCACCCAGGTATGGATTAGCTACTATGCGCTGCGGGACGCCTCCAAGAACACCGTCTTTTTGCAGGAATATCTGTCCGGCTTAATCAATTCCCTGCAACTGACCCGGGGCGAGGAGGCGAAAACCGATGGTGTTTGACCGAAAGGTGCAGTTGCTCCACCTTGCCCATCCTGCGGAGAATCGGTGGGAGTGGGTGGAGGAAAAAACCATGTGGGCCCACATGGAGCAGCAAAATAAAACCAACCTGTTTTCCCGAGTGGGGCTCGGTGTCAAAACGGTGCTATTTACCCTGCGGAAAACAACTGAAATTAGTCTGGCGGCGGCCCTTTCCCATAAAGGTCGCCATTACTTTATCACGGATATTAACACCGATGACCCCGTCTTGATGACCATCACCACCGCCGACATCCAGCCGGTGGACTGCATGGTCACCCGGGAAAAGGAAGCCGAGGGACCCAACAAAAGCTCTGTGATGGTACCGGATGCAGTGTTGCAGTTCCCTGCGTGCCTGACGGAGAAATATGTCGGTTACACCCAGCAGGAGCCCATGGCGCAAACCACCATCACATACGTGCTGGTCACACCCAAACCGGTGGAGCTGGAAACCAACGACCTGGTTGCCATTGCCGGCAGGGGCAGTTTCCGGGTACAGGTTGCCCACCTGCTGGACGACCACAAAAACGAGTATGAGATTACCAAGGTGGAGGATGTGTAATGCAATCGGTGGAGATTAAAGGCTTGGACAAACTGGATAAAGCGCTCCAAGAAATTCTGGACGAAGCCCCGGAGGCCCGCAGGGAGCTGCACGAGCGCCTTGCCGATATGCTGGAGCAAGAGATACACAAGGCCATTGCATCCTCCAGCCTGAACGATTCGCGGGGCAGAGTTCGGCGCTGGCAAGTCAAGCATGTGGGCTCTGGCGGCGGTTATGCTGCTATTCGCCCGGCAGGAAGCAAGGAAGGAGCGGAAATCGGCCCCAACGGACCCGGGGCGATTACCAACTATTTGGAGTATGGGCATAAAATTCGGCAATCGAAAAGCGGTAAGGCTTACCGCTCCCGCATCAAAGTGCCTTTTGTCAGCGGGTTCCATTTCTACGATACCGCTGCACCGGTAGCCGAAGCCCAGGCCATTCGGATGGCGGAGGAGTTTGCCAACCAGCTAGCCGCCAAGATTGGAGGGACGGGATGACCGGCACCAATGACATTATGGAGAGCTTGCAAGCCCTGTTGGCTCAACATTTGCAGCAGCTCAAGCGCATCTACCTCAACGAGGTCCCGAAGGACTTTAAGCGCCCGTCCGCTCTCATTCAGTCTGTGCGCACCGCCTGGGAGGATGCCAGCAGCGGGATGATTGAGGTTACGGAATACCTGCTCGTTACCCTCTTTGAGGAGCTGGACCAATACAACCGCACCAGTCCGGAGAAGCTGGCGCAGCTGCAATATGACGCAATGCTGTTGTTTCGCCCCGGCTATCTCAAAGTGGGAAATAGGGCGTTGCGCATTTTGGCCAGCACCGGCGGGCGGGATAATGACCGGGCCTACATTGACTTGCAGCTTAACTACCTGGATGAGCGCAAGCAGACAACCCCGACGGAACCGCCGGCAGAGTCCGTCCAAATTGAACTAAAGAAAGGGTGATATCTATGCCATTACCCAGCATCAACATTGTCTTTAAAACCCAGGGAGTGACCGCGATCCAGCGGTCCGAAAAAGGTACCGTGGCCATTATTCTGCGGGATGCCAAAGAGCAGGGCGCCCATATCCTGACCAACACCACCGAAATCCCCGCAGAGTTGGGCGCCGTCAACCGGGCCTATGTTGTCCAGGCCTTTTTGGGATATGTCAACCCGCCCCGCAAGGTGCTTCTCTATGTCATCGGCGAGGCGGAGGACATCGAAACCGCGCTGGAGCACTTTGCTACCCAGCAGTTCGACTACCTTGTGGGGCCTCCGGATTTGGATGTCGCCGAAGCCCAGACCATTGCATCCTGGGTAAAGTCCGAGCGTCAGGAAAACCACATGGTCAAGGCCGTCCTTCCCAACACCGCTGCGGACTACGAGGGCGTTATCAACTTTACCGCCGAGGATATCCGAGTCGGCGAGAGCGTCTACACCGCCGCCGGCTACTGCGCCCGCATCGCCGGCCTGATAGCCGGTACCCCCATGACCATCTCCTGCACCTATGCTCCGCTTCCCGAGGTCACCAGCGTCAAGCGCCTATCCACATCCCAGCTGGATGACGCCATCGATGCGGGAGAGTTTGTCTTGTTCCACGACGGCGAAAAGGTGAAAGTGGCCCGGGCGGTCAACTCCCTGGTCACCACCACCCAGGGCAAGGGGAAGGAATATCAGAAAATCAAAATCGTGGAGGCCATGGATTTGATTTTCAATGATATCCGCAAAACGGCCCAGGACAGCTACATTGGCAAGTACGCCAACTCCTACGACAACAAATGCCTGCTGATTATGGCCATCAAAGGTTACCTGGAAGAATTGGAACGGGTGGGCATTCTGGAGCGGGGCTACTCCACCGTTGGCATTGACTTGGCCGCTCAGGAAACCTACCTCAAGCAGCAAGGAACCGATACCTCCAATATGACGGAGCAGCAGATCAAGCAGGCCAACACCGGCAGCAAGGTATTCCTCACCGCCAGCATCCGGATTCTGGATGCCATTGAGGACATCGACCTTATCATCAACATTTAAGGAGGGAGCAGCATGGCAATGGATTCCACCAAACGGGTGATGTCTGGTACCTGGGGAGAGCTTTGGCTGGACGGGGAGCTGGTGGCGGAATGCTATAAGTTCCAGGCCAAGGTCACCCTCAACAAAGAGGAAATTCCCCAGTGCGGCGTCATGTGGACCGACTACAAGGTCAAAAGCATGAACGGGAAAGGCTCGGTTGGGCTTTACAAAGTCAACTCCCGCATGGCCAACAAGATCGGCAACGATATCCGCCAGGGCAAGGACCCACG